GCAGTGCGCTCCAGTAGCTTGATGGGCGGCCTCTGTAAGAGGACGGACAGCAAGATGCTGGGGAAGCGCAAGCCCAGCGCCTGTGAAGGGCGGGGGCCTCCATATTGTCTTTCATTGTCACTGCCCATTGCCTTTTCTTTTATAGTGGGCAGGGACATCTTAATTTCTCCCGCCCTTCAATTATTATACCCTGCCGGTATTATCTGGCCCCATGAATGGGATGTTATCATATTCGCCTCATTCTGAGAAGAAAAAAAGAAGCTCGATCAAGCGGTAATAAATTATTGCCATGGCATTTCCTGATATTATGGACTAAAAGCCATCATGGTAAAATGTGGGACAATTGGCATACGCGATTTCCCTGATTAACTGAGAGTGTTTTTACACTGATTCAGGCGTGGACTTCAGCAAGAAAGTGACTGACGAGATAGGTAATAGAATTTAATATTTTTCAACAAAGCTTGCTATTACATCATATTAGATGTAATATAAGATTAATGAAATCTAAATGGCAGCCACTAATGGTTACGATATAAGGTTTTACGCCCATTTTCGAAGCTGCGTCAGACTTATTTGATGCCAAGCAAGCCAATTTCACCAAAATCCCGCTTTCCTTTTTGTAAGCGATGTAAGTTTTCATAGTTGTAAGTATTAGTGGTTGTTTTTAATACCTCAAAGATAAGCCATAAAACAAGGCAGTACAAATAAAAACGTATGTTGTACAACATGTTTTGACGAATAATAAAAATAATTGCCTCAAATCGAACAAAACTAACTAAGTGTTTGTACATTTGTGAACTAAACAAATTAAAATGCCAGCACCAAAAGGCAATCAGTTCGCAAAAGATAGCGGAGAAGGCAGACCAATGGAATACGCCTCAGCAAAGGAATGGAAGACCGCCATTGAGTCCTATTTCACGTGGTGTGATAATAACCCAATTCAAAAGAATGAAGCCTTAAAATCAGGCATTGACGCAGGCAGGATAATTCAGATACCCACACAACGACCATACTTAATTGAGGGGCTTTGCGACTTCTTAAACATTAGTGTTCAGACGTTTCACAATTATGAAAAGAAGGAAGGTTACGAAGACTTTTTTGAAGCTTCAACATGGGCAAGGAATAAAGTGTTCAGTCAGAACCTCACATTTGGCTACACAGGGGCGTTCGATGCTGGCTTAGTTGCTCGAAAGTTGGGTATAGCAGACAAGCAAGAGGTAAAGAACAACATCGAGGGTGGAACATTGTCGATCAATGTAGGTGGAACGGAGTTAAATTTGTCGGCAGGGCTTGAAATTAGACCACCGAAGCAAGAATAGTGTCCTATAATGCCCAATGATATAGGACAAAATGAGTAAAAAAGGCGAAAAGATATACATTGTTTGGCAGGATGGAATGAAAACCCCTTCTGCCTTTCGTTTTAAAACAGACCTTGCCAAACATTTGGGCATATCCTATAAGACCGTTTTAAGGTCAATTGGAAAGCCAAACAAGTACGGAATACAAGAAATAGAATTATTATGATATTCGACCCAAACCCGCTATGCTATTCAATGCTTCAGATATATTCGACCTACTATGCGAATATTCCAAAAGAACAGCGGAGAAGGCTTTATATATGCAATGAGGGCGGAACCAGGTCGAGCAAGACGTTCGACTTCTTCCATTTCTTAGTCGCTATATGCAAGAACAACAAAGGGCTGAAAATCTACTGCTACCGTGACACCCTTAAGAATTGTAAAGACAGGACACTACAAGACTTCATAGACTGCCTTACATTAATGAACGTTTACAATGCTGACTATCTGACCGGCAGGAATCAATCCCCCGTGTACGACCTATTCGGCAATACGGTTTATTTCCGTGGTCTGGATGATGACACCGAAAGCCAGGCGTCAGATATATGCTTTTTCAATGAAGCGGTTGAAATGACGGAGGTATCAGTTAAGAACGCCTACATGAGGTGCTCAATGTTGTGCGTATTCGATTGGAATCCGAAATATACGGATCATTGGATATTCGAGTTTGAAGGAAAGCCGAATACGTGGTTTACTAGATCAACATACCAGAACAATAAACATTTGAAATCAGAGCTACGTTCAGAGATCGAGTCATGGTGTCCGTATATGATTGAAGATTTGAACCTGCCAACAAAGCAACGCAGGCCGAACCTAGAGAATATCAAGAATAAAACGGTTGATGATTTTAGATGGACTGTGTACGGTGAAGGGCAACGGGGGGCATTAGAGGGCTTAATATTTGGCAGCAAGGATATTCCAGTAACTTACATAGACAAAGCCCCAGCCGAATACGAAAAGCGTTGGTTTGGCCTTGATTTCGGCAACACTACAGGAACATGGGCTTTCTCGGACAATCGCAAGATACCCGGTTCAATCGTGTATGACTGTCCTATCTACGGTTCATTCGGCAACGCACAAGAGTTTTACGCAGTGTTCAAAGAATACTACAATCAGAACTACTCGAACAGTCAGTGGCTCGTTATTTGCGACAATGCGAACCCGCAACACATTAACGACCTGTCAAGTTACGCATCAACTGATGGCCTAGATGTAGTATTCGCACCTTGCAAGAAGTTTGACGGCTGTGTTGAATGGCGAATCGGTTTAATGAAAAAGAACGGTGTAACTCTTGTAAATCGCAGGTGGATCAAGAAGGAACAGGAAAATTACTTTTGGGATTCAGTAAACGGAATTCAGCTACAAAAGGCCAAGAAAGACGGGCACGACCACTTTTTTGACAGTGCAGGAATGTCAATCCAGTACGACCCAGAATTACGATAAATAAATATTTTTATGTTTTAAAACACAATTTGAAAAAAAAGTATATATATTTGTGCAAAATAATCCGTACATGAATTTATTGCAGCGTATCGGACGAGCTACGAAAGTGGCATCAATCGTATTCAAGGAGTCAAGGATTCTATCAACAGGAACACAGGAAGCGGTGAATAATCATCTCTCTGTGTTGTCGGATGTTCGCAAGATAATCTCAGGCGAGGGTGTTCAATACCAAACAGAGGCTTACAATACTTGTCCGCACGTTCAGGCTGTAATTGGTCGTGGGGCGCAAACGCTGATTAACGGCAATCTTATGGCTGTTGATTCAGATGGTAACGCTATCGAAAAGCATCAAGGATTTATCAAAGCAATGAAGGTGCTCGATAAGCCTAACAAGTATCAAAGCCGTTCAGAATTTCTAAGAACTATTAAGACACTCGTGTCCGTTTACGGTGTTTCCTACGTTTACAAGATTACTCCAATAGGATTCAGTGATATTTCAGGTCTTGTATGTATTCCAAATACGGCAATTACTCCGATGTATCAGCCGAAATCTGACATTCTTTCAAACCAAGGCGAAATTATCTACTCTTACAATATCAACCTTTTCGGAACGGTTTACATTCTCCAAGGCGAGGACGTGAAGAAAATCGTAGAAATACGGGATTCAACTATTAACTTGTCCACAGGATATGCTATGCTACCAAAATCAAAATTAGACGGGCTGAAGTATCCTATATCTAACCTTGTGGCAACGCTTGAATCAAGGAACCAAATGATAGTAAAACGGGGTGCGGATGTTCTTTTGTCCCCCGAATCAACGGTAGACAAGGCAATAGCACTATCAACATTATCCGACCCTGAAAAGAAAAAGATTCAATCTGAGTATGAAAAGTACGGATCACTTAATGGGCAATGGCACGCACTGATAACGACCCTTCCGATGAAGGCTCAAATGATTACCCGTTCGGCTCAACAGCTAGGTTTATTTGAGGGCGAGGATTCGGACTTTAGGACGATTCTAAGAGCCTACAATACCCCCGCTACATTAATGCACCTAAAGGACGAAGCAAAGTACAACACGTACGCAGAAGCCGAAAGGGACTATATCGAGAATGCTATCATACCTGATGCACGTATAATCTGCGAAGGGTTTGATAATATATTCGATTCACTTAAAAATGGGTTCAGGTTCTATATGGACTATTCTCATTTACAGTGTATGCAACTATCCGAAAAATCAAAAGCCGAAGCGTTGAATATTGAGGTTACGGCCTTGAACAATGCCGTTGCTAGCGGATTGATGGATATTAAAGACGCAAAGAACTTACTTAATGATTACCTGTCATGAATGAAGAAATAGAAAAGGCAAGACAAGCCAAAGATGATGATGTCAAAAGTGAACGCATAATAATCAAAGACGATGCAAGAGTTCAAGACGAAAGAGGAGCTGTTCAAGCACCTAAAGGAGAATAAAGAAATCCTTATTGCTGAAAAGAAAGCCGCTACGAAGCAGGCTGATTCTTTGATGTGCAACGCAGAGATTGACATTAAGACGGACGCAAACAAGGCTGATGACTCAAACGATGGCATTAATCTACGCGTTAAGGTCGTTATCAACACGACCAACCTACTTGATTCACATGGTGATGTTCATATACCTGGCTTGTGGACTAAGACACTCAAAGACCGCCGAAAGACCTACCTACTTCAAGAGCATAAGATGTCATTCGACCATATCATTACCGACATTGTGAAACCTTCGGCAAAGATGATGAATTGGGCAGACCTTGGATATAACTATGAAGGCCAAACGCAAGCATTGATATTTGATGCAGAAATTGAAAAAGGACGGAACGACTATATGAGGGAACAATACTCAAAAGGGTATGTCGATAATCATTCAGTAGGAATGCAATACGTCAAACTTGAATTGGCTGTAAACTCAAACGACAGATATTATGCAGACGAAAAGGCAGCATGGGACAAATACATCACTCAGGTAGCCAACAGGGATAGAGCAGAGGAACAAGGTTATTTTTGGGCAGTCACCGAAGCCAAACTAATTGAAGGTTCAGCCGTTCCGATTGGTTCAAATTACGCAACACCGACACTTTCCGTTAAAGAGCCGACCGAAGTCACTCCTAAAGAGGAAGCCGTCAATATAAATG